TGTGTAGCATCGCCCTGACATATGCCAGAGTATGAATTAAAGTGAGGTGGTAATTCATCCATCTCAATTTCAATAACAGCGCCTTTAGAATATTTAGCGGCGTTGTCGTATGAATCAGTCCAGTGTGTGATATTACGAGTTTGAATATCCTGTGCTAATTCGTTAGCTTCTCGTTGGCATGTGCCTCTGTAAAATTTAAACATTTTGTTCTCCGTTAGGTTATGGTCTGTCTGACCGGTAAGTTTCATATAGTGTTAATACTAGTACGTATAGTAAGTAAAAGTAGGTTAGTGCAATTAAAGTTGCGATTATCATTGTGTTCTCCTTTTGGGTTTCTTCATTATAGAGGGTCAAAAAACCCCACTTTTTTAGGCGATGTTTTGATAAAAAAGGCCACCCCCGAAGGGATGACCGTTGTATTTATTTTCTGAAATTACTTTCTTTATTTTGTGCATTAACACCACCAGCAATTTGAGGCATCATCTTAACAATCTCTTTACGAGTTTGTCGTGATACGTCACCTTGCACGTTTATGTTAAATGACTGTTGTGATGAGTTGTTTTGAGAATTCATGTTTCTAACAGCGTTCTTAGACAATACCATTTCACCCGGCATTAACATTGCTGGGACAGAGTCTTTTCCTGCTTGTGAGAAAGACGTAGATGGTACAGTACCACCTTGAGCCATTCCAAATCCTGAAAAGAAGCTTATGCCTTTAGTAATCATGCCACCTATGTCGAAGCCACCACCAGCACTGCCACCGATGTTGCCGATACCTTTGAAAAGGTCAGTCATCATAGGCATTAAGTTTTCCATAGCAGTTTCTGTGAAGCTAGATGCAAAAGAGTCAATTACTGAAGAAGTAAAGTTGTCTAACAATCCAGTAAGGACTTCTTTCAAATCACCACCATGTAGTACTTCTGAAAGACCGTTCTTAAACGCATTAGAGAAGTTCTCAGCATAGCCTTGCGCTACCTTAGTACCTTCTTCGTCAGTGCCTTTAAGACCTTCAACAACATTCTTCTCACCACCTTCTGTTAATAAATCAACTTGTGATTGATTAAGGTTGTTAAGAAGTTTAAGCTGTTCAATGATGTCAAACTGGTCATCTTCTCGACCATCAGCTTGTGCTCTGATTAGTTCTATAGCTAGTCTGTTGCTTTGACCTGTTATACCTAGTCCTGTGAAAGCACGACGACCCATTGGGCCACCTTGGTTTCTAAACTTAGGCATTACTCCTCGGTTAATAGCATCCATATATCCTGTACCAAACTTCTGTACAGCAGATTGCTTCATTACATACTCACCTGTAGACAACATCGCAGGGATATCATCAGAGGTTCCTGTACCGGGGCCACTTACTGGTCCACCTGTAGAGAAGTTCTTCATTCTCTCTTGGTATTCCTGTGCTGTTTCTCCCGGTTGTATTACTAGTCTACTACCGTCTGAGCTTGTTTCACCATTACCAAAACCAAAGAAGGTTTTAACAGTATCTAGTTTCCCAGACAACCATGCCCAAGCATCTTTAAAGCCTTGTAGTATGTTATTGCCTAAAGTAACAGGCATCTGTATAACGTACTTATCAAACAATGCCATAGCACTGTCCCATATACCTTTTAACTTAGCTACTACATCTGGATTGTTAAGTGCATCAATTAAGAAACCACCTACACCACCAACCGCCGCACCGATTGCCGCACCAAGAGGTCCAGCTATCATAAGTCCAAGTTGTCCACCTAGAGCGGCACCACCTATAGCACCGTCAAGAGTTTCTCCAAAACCATTAAAAGCATCGTCATCGATTAAAGCGTCAGCGCTTGATTGAACTAGCCCTGCCATCATAGCGGCATTTAAAGATTTACCAGCAATAGCGCCTACTCTGGCACCCAAGCTTTTTGCTCCTGATTTAACTCTAGCTTTCTTACCGGCGGCAGTCATACCATGAAATAATTGATTACCCAATCTTGTAGCAAGAATACCTCTAGCAGAAAGACCAAAGATAAATTTCGCCATCATTACGCCCATAGCAACTAAACCTGCTCTGGCTTTAGCACTTAGTACAAAAGCACCTATAACTAAAGTAATTGAAGTTGCAAGAACGTCTGCAAACTTAGAGTTAAAGTCTTCTCCAAACATTCCGTCTATAAAACCAGTACCAATAGAGCTAGCTAGTTTTACTATTCCTGATAGAATATTTTCTACTAAACCACCTTCACCGTCTTCAAGATACTTGCCCAATAGCTTACCAAAGCCTCTAGCTGTTGCTTTAACTGATTCTTGGAATTCTGGGTTATCTTGTAGTGAAACAACAGAAGCTAATAAAGCCGCGCCTATAGCGTTAGCAAATAAGAATTTTCTTATGCTTGTGTTAAAGGCCGCTAGCATAGCACCTGCAAATAAAGCACCCGCAACGTCACCTTCAAAGTCTAAGTATGCTTTAAAGTCTTCTACTATTGTATCAAAGTTTTCTTTTAAAGAACTAGATACGCCTTTAGCACCTATCACAATACTTGTGTTGTTTAACAAAGTAACAAACGAGTTAAAATTGTCTTTAACTTTCTTTATCGCCGCATCAAACTTAACACCCATTGTCGCCGCAGAAGGGAATAATGATTCATCAGAACCAGAAGCCTCGGTTAACGTTAAGTTAAACGTATCCCATGCTGTACCCATTCTTCTTAATGAAGCAGTCCATAGCTTTTCTACAGTTAAGTTTACAGTAGGTTTTAATCCTATTTCGTTAACACTAGTAACAAGACCTTGCCATGTGTCATATATCTCGAAAGAAGCATTTGAGAAAGCGTTAGAAAGTCTACCTAGTATGCCTTTTGATTTGTTTACTTCAATCTTTAAAGTGTTAGCAAAGCCAACCTCTCTTATAGAAGTAACAGTCATAAGCCATCTATCATAAATTTCAAAGCTTATATTGTCAAAGGTTTGTACTAAAGCAGAACCCCACAACTTAATTTCGTCAAGAGGTTTGTCTAGGAATCGTCGTATACTACTACCTATAGCAAGTGTTTGTCCCGGCTCCATATGGCTAGGGTCAAATATGCCTGTCCAATAAGAATTACCAACAATAGCGCTCCACAGGTCTTTAAACACTTTAGTGATATTTTCACCGAAGGTTTTAACAGCAGTTAATGCAGTACCCATGCTTGGGAACATCTGTGTTAGTAGGTCTACTTTTTCAACAACAAAGTCTACAGAGATTTTAAATCCCTTTTTAACTTTAGCCTTTGCAACTTCAAAGCCGTCAATAATGTTCTTACTTATTTGTTCTGTGTCTAGGTCAGCTGAGAACAATCCTTTAAGGAATGAACCCACGTCTCTAGCAAATCTTTGAACTGAGAGTTTAGCTAACAATAACTCACCTGATACTAGTGTAGCAAAGGATATAATATTCTCACCAAAGCTTTTAATAGCAATAGTGGCAAACATTATACCGTCTTTAATACCCTCAGACGTGCCTATAGCTTTGTCTAGGTTAGCAATGGCTCTTGTCCATTCATTACCAAACACAGTAGCCAGACCACCTACAGTAGCGTTAAGAGTGTTAAACTCTTCATCTATTTCATCAGCACCGTTTAAGATAGCCGCATAAACAGCTTCAGCAGTAATCTTCCCTGCCATAGCTTCTTCACGTAGCTTACCAAAAGGTATGCCCATACCATCAGCAATAGACTTAGCCAATCTTGGCATTTGTTCTAATACTGAGTTTAATTCTTGTCCACGTAACTGACCAGAGGCTAAGCCCTGTCCTAACTGTACGATAGCCGCTTTAGCTGATTGCGCTCCGGCACCAGATATAACAGCCGCTTTCTGTACTGCTTCAGTTACTTTTAATAATTCACCAACAGGCTTGTTAGAGTCCTGTAGTGCTAAACCAAATCGGTTAAATGTCTCAGCGGCGGCATCTACACTACCACGAGACCTAGACGCTATCTTGAACAATTCGTCCATAACGCCTTTTGTTTTCTGAACATCTCTAGTAACAAGATTAACTCTGTTACCAAACTCTGTCATTGAGTCTGCACTCTTAGTAATACTCTTAGTTAAAGCACCACCAGTAAAAGCCGCAGTAATACCTAATGCTAGGTTTCTGAATGCCTTTGCGGTATTGGTAGCGCGTTTGTCTAGATTAACAACCGCTTTTTCTACTTTACCTATTTCTCTCTGGGCTTGAGCCGCATCTGCTCTTACCCGAATCTTTACACCACTCATATTGTGTGTCTCCTTAATAAAAAAGCCCCCGATAAGTTTCTCGCATTTCGGAGAAGCCATCGAGGGCATAATATATTAATCAGCTTGGGGTAATAACGCCGATTTTAACTAGTGTTTGTTCTATGAAGTATTTAGGAGCTTGTTTACTCCATCCGGCATTTAGTCTGCCTATGTATTCTACTTCGTTTATGATATTGCCACCACTAAAGCCGCCATATCTGTTTTTCTCTATTTCATCAAACCAACCCATACGAGCATTACCCTCATCAACGGGGGTTACTATCTTAAGCTGGTCTGTTCCATAGTGTATTAAGTCTTCTATTTCTTTATTGGCAACTTCTTTGAGTTCACGGTCTAACCGTTCCATCTCTTGCCTAAAATCCACAATCTCCAAAGAGACTAAACTATTATTTTTTGCCATCGTTCATCCAAGGTGGGGTCCAACCAGAGTCGTCTTTATCTTTAGACTTCATCATCATTTCTAGGAACTTGCCTTTTGGCAATGCTCTAACTTCAGCTGGAGTATTATCTTTCATTTGCTTAAGTGTAGCAAACACGTCTTCAGGTTTACCTTTGAAACCTTGTGCCTGTAAGTTTAAGAAAGAACGTTGGTCTTCCTTGTAGCCTATAGGTCTTCTTTTAAAATACTCTACCCACTGAAGAAGTTCGGTATAAGGCATTTCCTCCCGTAACTTATATACAGGCATCTTTAACTCATACGCAATTTCAAATATAGTTTCTTCAGAACGAGTTAGTTTCCCGCTTCTTCATCACCCGATAAACCAGATAATGCCATTACTCTTGTAGATAATTTGTTTAGTTCTTCGATAGGGAATGTATCAAAGTCTTCGTCTGATAATTCATCAGCACCTAATACTGCTACTTTAATTATTTCACGAAGGAGTCCGATTTGCTTTGCGGCATCTTCACTGTTGCCTACTTTAGCTATTACTTTCTGTAGTGATAAAATCTCACCAACAGTTAGTTTCTTTACTTCTACTTCATCGCCCATGAATGGGACTTTTTCTGTTATTGCTTTTCCAACGAGATGTTTCATTGTTTTGTTCCTATTAATTTAATTTATCTTTTTCTGAAAATAGTTCTGGGTTGTTTGCTTGAAAGTCGTCTAACATTTTTCGTACTGTATGTAGAACACTTAATGTCTCCATAATCTCACGACCTGTTGTTGACTCATTATCAAAGTCTTTAAATCTCTCAAACGATTTGCGAATACTTATATCTACACTTCTGCGCATGTGGCGAAAAGTTGTCCTCATGACAAAAGCTTTACTAAATGGTTTATCCATTGTTAACTCTCTTGTTTAGTGAGGCTCCTCCGAAGAGGAACCCCGTTATTCTATTAAGCCGCTAGTGTAGCTGGACCAAAGAAATCTGATTGTGCTGACAAAGTAACAGTTGCAGTTGTTGCGTCTGTTAATGCAGGGTTAACCAAGATAGCTTCGATTTTACCTAAGAAGTAAAACTCTGTGTTGTTTACTGCTAAAGTAGCTGATGCGCCTTCGTCTTCAGTAACAGCTTGAGAAGCCATCATGAAACGGAATACACAGTCAGTTCCAACTAAGTTGTGGATTTCTGTCATGTCGTCAGCAACGTAGTTAACAGTTACTTCTAATGTAGGAGCATCTGCTTGACCTTGAACCTGTGAAGATGTCTTCTGACCGTAAACAGGAACGTTCACGATGTTTGCAGGTGTGCCGATTGATGGGAATTCACGCACTGAAGGCATACGGACGTGGTCTGCGTCTGCAGTTCCGTCAACTGTGCCTACGAATAGCGCCGCACATTCTGCTACTGTATCAGTAGAAGCAGGTATTGTGCCTTTGAAGATGTCGAGGTATGTGAAGATACCCGCACCCAATGATGATATGTGTGCCATTTGTTATTCTCCGTAATGTGTAAATGGAATTATGTAAGATGCACTCGAAAGTGCTTTGTTCGAAGGGTCTACCCCCTCCACTGTTAAATATGATGTTCCAAGCTTTGTACCGTTAGGTAGTGTTTTGTTGTCAAGAACGATGTCAAGTAAGTCGGCCATAGCCATAAATCTTCCCTGACCTTCACCGCTCTTTGCAAACAATTTTACTGCTACAAGACCTGTAGACTGCTTACTTACCCCATATGCATAGTTTTCGCTACTCGAAGGTAACACAGAAACCATTGCATATTCTCCATTAGTTCCACCCTTACACCCTTGATAGTCAACAGGGTAAGTTGGAATACTATTAGAAGTCCAAGTAGTTGAGGCGAAAACGCCTTCTACATCTCTAAGTATTAAGTTATACATTAGCAACCTTCCTTTCCTAATGATAAGGTTATTACAAACCCGTCATCAGTAAACTCAGATATGTTGTATACGTCAGTACCTATGGTTAAGGTATCGTATCCGCCTATTGCTGTTCCAGACTTCATCATTGCTTTCGCAGTTGTTGAGTCGCCTGTTGGCTTAGTTTTGGATTCGAGTACTACCTTAACTATTTTAGAAGATGCAGTTGTTGTGATACTGCCAGAAGCAAAATCATAACCACTTGAAGTATTGCTGGATAAAGTTGCAGAAACCGCTAAGTCTCCTATAGCAAGAAAAGCCTTATCTACTGCGGCCTTTACTCTAGCCTTCATTGACATTAGTTAGCCCTCCACCAACCTGCTCCCTGACCTACAGAACCTTTAACTAGTAAGGGTCTTATAGATTTAGTTGCTTGTGTTGACTTAATTGGAGTTCTAGTAACGTCATTGTTGCTATCTGATATAGAGATTGAACCAACAGAAATACTTTCAAAAGTTTGAGTAGTACCCATTAATAAATCTTCGTTGTTTATCAGATGTAAAGCCTGTTCGTAGACAGCTACTTTAACACGACTTGGGACCTCGTCTTCGGCTATAGTTATAGTCATCCCTAATCGAGAATCATTGTATATAGCGTTCTTACGAGGCCAAGCCAAAGCTTGTGAGGAACTAACAGCAGAACCAATCCAAGAATTATCATCAACTAGTAAACTAGCTGTAACAATTGCTTGTTCCTTGATTTCGTCATCAGCGTCAAACCAGTTGGCACTGTCAATACGAGTTTCAAAGTAGTCATCAGCGTCTGCTGTTTCTACGTAACTGTTTGTATTAAGAACCAGAGCCATTAGTTCCTCCTTTTATTTATGCGTGGAATATTGGTAGGATACCTAAGTTCAAGCTATCCATTTTACGTGTGTAAGAACCAGCCGCGCCAAGAGTTGCGTTAGTTGCGAATGCATTTGATGCACCAGCCCAGTCGTAACCCATTGGGTGGTTGATGTAGCCCCAGCGATACCAAACGTTAGTTGAACCACCACCTAAGTAAGAAGCCGCCGCACGGTCTACTTCTACTGGAGTTGGCATGTTGATTGCTGTTGCCGCAACTGAACCCGGCTTGATGATGTATGAACACTTAGTTGAAGAAGCATTTAAGTCTCCTACTGTAGCGCCTGAAATCATTTGGTTTGCACGCGTCATTACTAGACGGCACCTGAAATCATTTGGTTCGCACGAGTCATTACTAGACGGAATTTTCCACCGAATACTGTTGAGAACTCAAGGTTGCCGTCTTTGATACGGTCTTCGTCTACCAAGTTAGCCGCTCTCATTTCAGCCATAACTTCTGGTGAAGTAACCATGTACATGAAATCTGGTTCGTAGTCTTTGAATGCCGCTCCAACAGAACGGAATAAACGCTCACCACGAGCCGCACCCATTGCTGATGAATCAAACAATTTACGAGCATCTGAAGAACCAGTAGCCGCCGCACCGTGTAAACCTAATGCGTTAACGTCCATGAAGAAACCAGTAGCCGCCGCGTCTGCGTCTGTGTCGAAATCGATGATTCCGCCGTTACCAGTTCCACCTAAGTCGCCTAAAGCAACTTCTGAAGCTGTTACACCTTTAAGAACTGACAACAATGCGTCATGCTCGTCTTGTGCACGTACTTCAGCAAAGTCACGAGCGATTTTCGCTAGACCGTCTTGCTTAGATACTACTTCTTGCATGTTAACTTGCTCTGCACCGAATGTACGAACTGTTTTCACGAAGTTAGCAACGTCTGTTGCGATGTCTGTGTATGTACCGTCTGTAGCAGAAGACAATGAAGCAACGTTCACTGTTGACGCTAGAGGTTTGTACCAACGGAATTGTCCTACGAAAGATTCGCCTGAAGCGTCAATTCTTTGGTCAGCGGCAACGATGCCTGTTCCGTTTAATTTCTTAGCTGTTGTGTAAGCTTCGTCTGAGTAAGCAGAGATTGCAAGAGCAATGTTCTGAAAATCTGTGTTTGTAATAGCCATTTTGTTTTTCCTTATGTGCCAATATTGGCGTTAGTTTTTAGATATTAAAGTTACCTAGTTTACCTTTTGAGGCAAGAGCTAGAATTTCTTGAGTTGACATTTCGCCAATAGATTTGGCACTGTCAGTCGAAGGCGCTCCAGCTGGATTGCCTGTACCTGCACCTGTGTTAGATTTAACACGGAACAAGAATGAGTTATCTTCGGACTTAGAATAAGCTTCTACGTAGTCACGAATATTTGAACCTGTTGAGTGCACCCATGCACCCTCTTCGTTTTGAACCAATTGGTCAACAATTTCTCTGCGAGCCATGTCACGAGACTTATCGTTGCGGAATTCCATGCCGGCTAATGCGTCATTTAAGACACCATCACGCTTTAACTTAGTTGTTTCTACTGCGTAGACATCTAGTTTAGCTTTTGCTTCAGCAAGTTCCATTTCAAGAGCTTCTTGTAATTTGCCTTCTTCTTTCATTCGAGCTATAGTTTCTTCTTTTTGTTTAGACTCTAGTTCGACTTTAAGTTTAAGTGCTTCATCACGCTCACTAGCCATACGGTCCATGTTAGCTTTCATCTTAGCTAATCGTTCTTCTACGATTGACTCGATGTCGTCTTTAGGAGCTTCTGGTGTAGCTGGTTCTTCTGTAGTAATTACTTCTTCAACAACAGGTGTTTCTACTGGTGTTACGTTTTCTTCGATTTGATTATCGCTCATTTTATTTCCTTTCAAGCACAGCTTGGGTTGATGTATATATTTGAGTCACAGACTCGTTTGTTTGTTTAGTGGTCATATAGCTATTACAAATATCTATGGACCGATTCCATACCAGTCGTTTCCGTCTCGTATAGGTTCTAGCAACTCTTTCGGAGTAATTTTATTTGGTGGGTCTATTAATCCGTCGTCTATTGCTCTTTGATAGTATTTATTATATGTCGCCCTTGACATACCAGATTTTCGCATCTCTGCCAATGTCTGTTTAATCGTGCCTCGTTTTAACGCATCTGCATAGATTTGTCTTAAGGCCGATTTAGCGGGAACCGCTTCACCAAGGTTCGAGAAGAACGCATCATGGATTGTTCCAGTATCTACGTTATTCTTCTTCCCCCAAAGGTGGAATTGTCTAACAATCGCCGCGTCATTGCTGTGATTGCCATTAACACCAAGACCTATTGACGCATCCTGTATACTGGCTTGCGACATTAGTTTACCGTCTTTTGATGGTGCTTCATAAATGTTGAAGACTTTTTCCCCGGTAACAGGGTCTTTAAAGTCTATTCTTGTCTGTTCTTTCACTCGGTATCTTTGCATCATTTTCTTACCGTCAAATGTCACCCACGGGATGTCAACTGACCCAGACTCTGCAACATAATCTTTTGCAACGTCCTTCCAGAACTTGATAAATTTACCAGTAACAGGAACCTCTTCTTCGAGTTTAGCACTCATAATCTTAGATATCTTATCAAACAATCTTGTACCAATTAAGTCACCAGATTCATCTTTAAGTTTAGCTAAGAACATGTGCATGTCCTCGGAATTCTTTACACCGTCTCTGAACTCTGCACGAGCAGTTTCATATAGTGAGTCAGTGATGGAACTACCTTCTTTAGAAGATAATACCACTTGTTTCTTGATATCTCGTAATTCATCGATTCGAGACCAATTCTTTCTATCCATTTCAAAGCTTATCTTAGCATCTATAGCTTTCTTAAACTTGTCAACCTCTTTAGTAGATATAGCTATCTTGCCTTTCTTAGCAAGAACTTTAGCAAACTGATTAGCAACATTAGCAGACTTAGTAGCATCACCGGCACCATAGAAGGCAACCATGTTTTGATTCTTTGCCGCTTTCATTAAGTCAGTCCAATCTAAATCCATCTCAGCTAATTCAGGTATAGCTAGGAATTCAGCATCATCAACAGTACGTTTAGCAATCTCATCATAGAGTCTTTGTTTCTTTGATGTTTGTAATACATTAGATAACTCAGCAGAAGCTCTGTCACCTGTAGATAAAGATATAATTTGCGCTCCACTAGAGGAAGCATCGTTTTCTATCATCATCTTTGTTTTGTATTGTGCTAGTCTTTGTCGTTGTGCGTTAGTCCATAAAGACTTATTAGTAACCATTTCACCATTCATGTGCTTATGTATACGAGTATACTCAAGAGCTAGTCTAGCTAACTTACCAACTTCCTTATCTTCAGTAACCGCTACAAGAGGGTTAGATAAGAATTCTTTGATACGTCTGTCTGGTTGTGTTGGAGACATCATAGCCTCACCTATTTCTAGTAAGTTCTTTTGATTGTCTTTAAAAGCTTTTATTCTACCTTGATTAGTTAATGTGTTTAGAGGATTACCAATAAGTGCACCAATTTGTACTTGTAGTTCTTCTACAGCATCAGCATTAATAGCAATCTCTTTAGCAGTGTTTAAGAAAGGTCTAACAGCCTCACCCTTAGTAGGTGTAAGTAAACCACGATGATAAACACGTCCTCGGAAATCTATTGAAGCATCAACAGAGAATGATTGTCCTTTTTGTCTGTAGTATTTGGCTGTAGCCATAACACCACGACCATCATTACCACGACCAATAAAGAGCTTCTTCATTTCATTGATGTCGTCCCACTTCTTGGCTTCACCGCGTTTATCTTTAAAGTAAATAAGGCGTTCTGTAAAGTCAAAGAACTCAGGGTCAACTTCATACTTAACTGAGTTAGCATGATTAAGCATCTTAGCCAAATCACGGTCTATCTGGGCAGGGTCATAATCTCTATAAACCTTTTCAGATACAACTGGCATACTAGTCTTCCTACCACGAGCATCATAGAACTCTTTAGAACCCGCTCTAGCATAAACTTTATTCTTGTTATCGTGATAACCGAATCGTCTTGCTGTACGGGCTTTCTCTGAAGCTATCTGTAGCTGTCTCATTGGACCATTAACAACAGTAAGTTGCCTAGTTACATTAACACCACGCATAGCGGTATTACTAACTGGTCTCCCTGTCATCAAGTCTATAGGAGAAGATGTGCCAATATCTCTTATTGTTGTAGTACGAACCATTCCTTGTTTCTCAAAGGAAGCAATTATCTTACTACCATCTCTATGGAACTCTTTAAGAGTCTTAGAACGGAATAAATTTAAATCACCTAATTCATCATCAAACAACTGGCCAATCTTAATAGCTAACATATCATAGTCAGCACCATCAGCTTTAGCAATAGCTTCAATAGCTTTAGCAGTAGCGTTAATAGACTTATCTTTTAAAGCAAGTTTAGCTTTGGCTCTTTTCCTAGCATATAAGAATTCCAAGTCTAATAGCTCACGAGTGTTACCTCTTAGTTTAGCCAACTGGCTTGTGAACCAAGAATCACTTGGAGGCTTCTTAGCAAATAAAGCTTGTAGCTTTCTCTTTTGCTTTACGCCCGGAATGTTATCAATAAGTTTATTCTTAAGGTTAGTCATAGAAGGATAGCGATTAATAATAGGTTGAGTGTACGCCGCTATAGGAGCTTTATTACTGAAGTAAGCTTTTCTAGCTAGTTTAGCACCTTCTGTACCACGCCATGTATCAATGTATCTGTTGTCTGCAATCTGAGAATCAATTAGTTCACCAATAGTGTATCTCTTGTTATAGATAAATACTGCAGGGTCATTATCTAGAGCAGTAGTTAAACCACCAAATAATTTACCTCTATCAGCTGAACGGTTAAACATTAACGTACCTAAGTCTTGAACAGAGTTAAGTGTGAACTTCCTGAATACAGAAGTAGGTTTACCCCACGCTTCTCCAGAGGAGTTGTATCGTGTAAATGTTTGTCTCATAACGTCTGTAATAACAGAGCGTTGATTGATAGATATATCTCTGCCTAAGTCATCAACAAAGTTTGTAATGTAATTCTTTTGTGTATCGGTAAGACTGTCACTAGCAGTTACTTTAGCTAAACGCTCAGTAAGAATATCAGGCTCTTGAATCTGTAGATGTCTTCCCGCGCCAGATGTATAGTCAGCACCTTCAGCGTTCATCACAGCACCATCACGGTTGTTCTTAAATGCTCTTCTACTACTTTGCTTTTGAGATAAAGAGTTACCTTTAAAATCAGTCAAAGCTAATGCTTGAGCATTCTCAGCCGCATCATTCTTAAAGTGTGCTTTCAAAGCCGCTGTATTAGATTTAGAGGTCATTAGCTCATCAGGAGTATTAAAGTCTAAACTTATAACACTATCATTTTTAGCTGTAGGTCTCTTAACTGTTTTATTACCACGTCGCATTAAGCCCTGTAGAGATAATGCTTTCCCTAAAGGAGAAACAAACTCAGAAGCTTTAAGCCGACCTGATTGAAATAGCTTGGCTTGTCTTTCACCGCCTAATTGCTTTACTTGAACATCTGTTCCTTGTCTTCGCAACCATGTTGTGTAGTCTTTAATTTTACTAGTTTTGCCATCAAGTTCTGATGACCTAACTTTCTTAAGATTTCTAGATTTAATATTCTTTGATTTAATTGCTTCAAGCTCATCTTTAGCTTTAATGACTGGCACCATTGTAGAACGACAGTTCCAGTGTAAAGGAGGCTGATAACGTCTGTCATCGATATCATATAATTGTCCGTTATGATAAGAACAAATCGCACTTGTACGACCATCTAATATAGCAGTAAACATATAACCTTTTACTACTTCTGCATTAGCTTCCATTACTTGATTCAACGCATTTGTTTGTGTTGTAGTAATCGATGTCCTTGTTAGTGTCTTTGCCTGATGTTCTGTTATCTTAGTTGTTTTCATAACATCTGAAATAATTTCATTCTGGGTTAAACCCTTGGCTAATCCACCTTTAACTTTTTGTTGTATTCGAACCAATTCACCTGCCGCTATGTTGGAGGTATTCTTCTTAAGAGTCTTAACACCTTTAATCTGTGGTCCTGTTATTTCTGCTAGAAGCGCTTTAGTCTTAGGCTTCTGTACTCGATAGAACTTCTTTAGTTCAGCATCGAGGTTATTCTTGTGAAAGACCCGTTGTGAGTTGGAGAACTCTTTAATGCTCTTATCTTTGTGAGCAAGTAGTTCTTTTCCGAAGCGAGTTACTTCTGGTTTCACGTCAGCACGGATATCCCCTTTCAAGAGGTCTCTCAAATTCTTTCTGTGTTTCTTAATTATGACACGGTTCTTTTTCTGAACACCGTTCTCATATAAGCGGATGTCGCCATTGTGGTCAACTATCCTATCAAATATCTTTTCATTGATTGACATAGTATTTCTCCATTACTATAATTCGTGGATGTAGTCGGCCTCCCCGAAGGGAGACCAGAATGTTTATTCTTCGTCTAGATTGATTTCATCATCACTAGGCGTGTTTGTCAATGGGTCTGTTTGTATTGCTTGAACAGCTTCTTCATCGTCATAATCAGCCGGTAAGAAGTCATTGTACTTAGCAATGTTAATAAACGTGTCTCTAGAAATAATACCAGATTGGTACCATTCTGAAACTAGACGCATAGAGCCTTCTCCACCTACAGTAGCGGCGAAGTCAGCAGATAGTTGGAATTCAATATCGTTACCTGTGTAATCACTATCGTATTTCCAGTTAATCATAAATGCTAGTATCTCTTGCATAGTGCCAGATATCTTAGCGTTCATTGTTCCTAACTGAGCAGTTTGAGAAGCATTACGAATCTCTAAAGCAACACCCGAAGCGGCTTGCTCTGGAGATAACATACGAATACCCATCTTAGCCATTTCAGTAACAGTAGCTTCAATAGCTCTGTCCATGTCTGATAATGCACCAGTAGGTGTTTCTAATACTGTTATACTCTCATCTTTACGAACACGTAGCCAAGTACCTAAACCTGCGCCTACTAGTTCTTCGAACTCTTCATCAGTCATATCTGATTGAACAACAGGAGTGTAAGTAGCGGCACCCATTAGTAGGTGGTTACGACGAGACACTTTGTTGTATAAAGCAACTTCTCTGTCTATCAAAGGCATTAGTACTGGCTCAACAGGTTCTAACTGTCCGTTTAAAGGGAAAGCAGGTATTCTGTCTAAGCGCTCACCAAACTTCATTGGATAAACTGTATCATATTTTTGGAATCCACCATCAGCGGAATCTTCGTATTCTTGTTGTATAACACCATTCAGTGATTCTACTTCGTGTGAGCCATGAGACTTCTTATAGTAATCTAATACTAAGAAACCGCCTTCATCAAGGTAATGGTCACAAACAGTATCAACATAGTTAGGATGCCAAGGGTTCTCATCAGAGTATTCTTCTGTGATGTATCTTGTAGTCCAACGTGATAATGATTTAACACGAGTTACTGGGTGTGTTTTAACTTGTACGTTAATAACATTCTCTGCTTTGATTAACACAGGGTAAGGAGAAATCATCATTCTCTCTTCTGGTGTCATCATTTCTAATTCAGCATCAGAAACAGTAGGTCTATCAATATAAACCCAAGCACGAGATGTTTGTAGTTCTTCCCATATGGCACTATCTAAGAAGTTAAATAATGATGCACCATCAAGGGTAATATCTTTTGTAATCCAGTCGTATACTTCATCAGGAAGTTCATCAGGTAAAGTTAGTGATGATGGTTTTCTTAATAAAGCACTAATTAGTACACGAGCATACTGAGTTGTTAAACCCGGTAATTCACCTTCTGACTTGTAGAAGTCATATTGTGCTTGTGACATACTAGGACTAAAAGGTAGTAATAAATTAGAATAGTCTTGTTCAATGTATTCATCGTGAGCTTTAGCATGAGCTTCACCTTGAAGAACAGCACGAGCTTTCTTCCATAGTGGCTTCAGCGATAAGTACGAAGCACTAGGAGTCTCGACACCACGCTTCTGCGTATTAGCCGCAGTCTTGATTAGAGCCATTAAAGCCTCCTTTTGTTAATGTTGTTTATTATTAATTATAATTAAAAACACTATACACAATAGTATCTTAAAATATATTTAAATATAATATAAGGGGGGTGTTGGGTCATTATTCCGCCCTATTTTCTTCCTTATTTTATAGGTAGCTCCCCGGAGAATTTCCCCGGAGAGTCCTGATAGGACTGTCAGACACTTGAGAGTCTGTCCTTGTATATCATTATTCCGCCCTATTTATTATTTTCCAACAGCTTACCCTTGCCACCTTGCTTTTTCATTTCTGACATCAATATGTGTGAATGTTTTATAGCGACCTAAACCACCTTTGTGAAAAGTATTTAGATAGTTATATACCTTGCTTGGGGGTGTTCCTCCGACTCTAATGTCAGCCGCCATACCTTTTACATGGTAAGAGCCTTTGGCACCACCAACAGCTTCGTTATGTGAAGGACTTCTGTAACCGCTTGTAATTAAAACAGGTGCATCAAAGTGTTTTCTGATTTTTTCTAACAATGCTACTAGCGCAGGGTCAATACCTTCTTTTGGTAAAGTACCAGTTCCTTTGCACTTGAATTCAGATTCTTTAAAGTTTTCAGATAAGAACTCAGACTTCTTTTTTGTCTTAAACATCTTACCTAGTTTAATTTTATTAAATATCATCATGTTACTGCTTCCATTTATCGACCATCTTCTCACCTGAACGTCCAACAATGTAACCGCCTACACCAATTTGTAGTAGGTTCCATAGCTCGATTGGCAAATCAATAGCATAGGTTGTTCCCATAAACATGTTTGCTACAGGAAATATTAAATAATTGAGAGCGACTATTGCAATGATAACCATCATCAACAAAGGTCTCCAAGAAGCGGTTAGCCAGTTAGACGACTTTGCTTCTTCTAAAACAATCTGTCCACGTAATGCTTCTAGGCTGTCTGTGTGTTCTAGTAGAGCTAATTTAATTTCTCTTTCTATATCATTCTTCTTATCACCATCTGGGATAAGTCTTTTCACTAAGTCACCCATGATAGGTGCTAGTGCTGTAATTAATGGTGTCATTTTAGACTCCTTCTGTTTTTGGATAAGAAAGCCCCCGAAGGGACTCTCTGTTAATTATGATACTTCTCTGAATACCCACGTACCGTCTGGTTGTTCATTCTGCATATACGGTGATGCACTACTGCTTCCACCTGAAGGCCAAGAGATTCCAACATTACCGGTGTTATACCACCAACCATTAGCGTTAATGCGAGACACATTAGTACCTATTATATCGCCCTGTGAGAAACCATCTCCACCACGTTCACGACCATATACCATTAGCTCGTTAGAAGCCATTGATAGTGAAGGTGCGTTGTTGGCGATGCCGTTGCTGTTCACACCCCAACCACTACCTGTTGCAGTGTAGTCACGGTTCACTTCCCACTTTCCGGGCATGAGTATTAGAAAACAAACACCCCAACGCCAAGTATTGAACCTGTTCCATGCGTAAGATATACTACCTAACTCATTGTATGGTTCATTGATTTGCGCGGTAGCCATGTTAGCGTTACCGTTATGTGTATCCGTGTACTCATTGTATAGAGTATAAGATGGCGAATATGACGATATAGGGTTTGACCTGTTGCTCATACTACCTGATGCAGAGATGCCAATAACAGTAGTCCACTCACTGCACGCAAACCCAATACGTGACTGGGTGTTAGTGCAAGTTTGAGGACTGCCGGGGGCGGCCCAAGGGTTGTTTAAGTGTTTATCATTGTAATCCACCTTACCCTCTGACCCGCCGGGCAATATTTCGGTCATCATCCCTAAACGCTTGTAGCTTTCAAAGTTCTGTATCTTTTGGACAATCGTGCCTTCTTTGTATAAATTGTAGTAGTCAGAAAATTCTAAAGTGCCATTTTGAGGGACACTTGCGTTATTTCCGTAGTTGTTCCTAATAACATTTCCACCTCTGTATAAGTTACTAAAACTTACTGCACCAGACAAACCAAACTCTGTACGCATATCGCTTACGGATATTGCTCCGGAACTTTGTAAAGCCATTACGTAATAGTCCCTTGATAAGCTGTGATGTTTCCATACACTAACATATCACCCGCAGAAGTGAGCTTCATTCTGTTTACGCCGTTGTTAGCAAAATAAAGATGACCACTTGACTCAGTAATAGTCCAATCACCCATATCTATCTTTGTACCAATGTTCAAAGTAGAGGCGTTGAATTCACTATTGATATCACCGTCAGAGTCACTAGCCGCTGTTAAAGCAGTTTGTAATCCAGTTACTTGGGCTATTGTGTGAGTGTGTCCTGCAGGGTCAACAGTAGAATTTACTGTAGCACCGCCAGAAGCAACTGTAAACAGAGACACCCAAGCACCTCTGTATATTTTTAATATTGGGTTTGTTCCGCTAGTGTCTAGCCAGAACTTACCATCTAAGACTTCATCAGTGGGTGCGGAAGAACCTGAATGACAGGTATCCATTGCCGCTAATGCGTCGTTGTAGTCTGCTGTATAGGCTGTACCATCTTGGTTAGCCGTTACGCTTCTTGTTGTTTGTGACATATTATATCCTTATTGTCCAATAGCTTGCCAGTCAGTATCTCGTGAAACACGACTACCGTTGTTATAAATTGAGTAAGAGAAACCAACACGGTCTCTTGAAGTTATTAAGACTTCATCTCCTAAAGAACCTCCGATGATTCCAAGACCAACAGAAGGTGCAGTTGTTCCACCGATGCCCGCATAGAATGGGGTTGCGAAAGTAACTGTTGTATCGTTAGTTGTGCTAGTTGTAGCCGAACCAACTTTAGTTACATCTTTCTTATCAAGCAATATTGCTAGCTCTGTTAATATTATTCTTGTGTTAGTGTTTTCAGCTACGCCTAAGAATCTAAACCTGAGTCCACGACATGTAAAGCTACTTACAGTAAGAAGCTCATAACTAGACCAAGTAGGTGAACCACTATTAGGGTCATCCTGAGTAGTTGATACTTCAACCTTTAAACTAGCGTTCTGAAGAGGACCCGCAATGTTATCAACAAGCGATATATCTTCATAGTCTTCAATGTCAATACCTCTGAGTGTAACAGAAGAAGTTATCTGAGGAGAAACCCTTACAGATATAACTTCACCTAAATCAATTACATTATCAAAGTAGTATGTCATATCGGTTTGGTTAGTGTCTAACACTAGGAAATTACCAACCTTTGAACAATTAGTCTTAGCACCTAGCCATTGAGTATGCTCATCTATCAAATCAATTTGGTTAAATGAACTATCAAAGAATGTACTAATAAACAACGCAGGGTTGTCCGAGTAGTTACCCCTAGAATCTTTAAACTTAATTAAGAAGGTTCCTTGTAATGTAGGTACAGTTTTGTTGTTAGTATTACCAGAAAGTGATTCAACTAATATAGAAGCTGTTTCCCAAGAAGCAGTAGCATTTGCTTCACTGTGGAATCTAATTTCACAAGTACCACCATACACAACATCAAGGTCTGTTGACTTATCCCATGAAAGGTTTATCTGTCCTTCGTTGATGTTTCCTGCAAACCCAGTAGGGTCTGAAGGCTTAGCATCTAGACCAACTATTGTCTTAACAAACGTCACCGCCGCACCCGCAATATGAAAGTCACTATAAGGTGTTATCTTAAAATCATAGATAGCGTGAGATACGTCTGGAACTGTAATATGGTCAGCAGAAACTGTGCCTAATGAAGTAAAGTCTACATCTCCCGCTTTCCTGTATTCAACCAAATAATAAGCAGGGTTAAGTCCTGAAAGGTCAGGTGTCCACTCTAGTAACGCTCTTGATTTAACACCAGCGGCGTTGTTAGTTACGTAAAGTTCTTCTGTAGCAGTAAGCGCAACAACAGCACCCGGAGCGTTAGATACCGTTACATTTGATATCGTAGTACCGGAGCTTCTTTGCCCTAAAGGTGTTCTTACAATTACTTTAAAGTCATATAAAGAATTCGTCTCAATGTCTACTAGTCTCCCAAAGTTAAAGCTAAGAGCATTAGTTGTTCCTAAGAATACAAAGGAAGCATCTGAACTTTTCTTATAACACACTTCGTAAGTAAAGTTTCCATTACCCGCGTCATCTGCGTAAGACCAATTTAATTGACCAAACTCAAACTCCCTTAAAGCATTTTGAGATAGTGATAAGGCTGTTACATTAGGTGTAGAGAAGTCATATATCTCTGCCTTTGGATAAGCAATACCGTCTGCAATATTCCAAGCTAAAATATCTTCACTAAACCTATATGCAGTTATTTTAACATTAAAGTTTTCTTGAACCTCTACAGATTGAACTCTGAAAGTTTCAGCAGTAGTCATGCCCGCTTCATCAAGCTGTACTGTAATAAAATCCCCCGGCTCTGTCTTTAAACCGGTTCTGTTAACTACAAAGTCAACTGTGAATATTGCTCTAGAAGAGCGCACTAGTTGTTCCGCCTTTGCAAGAGCGTGATAAGGGTCAGTTATAGTATCTGGTGAGACTGAAGATTCAAACTGTTGGTTATTATCTTCTCCTACATAAGTGCTATGTACAGCACCGCCTTTAGGTGGCCAAGACACAGAGTCTGATTTAAAGTCTTCATGTTCGTTTAAATAAGAAATCGTCATATGGTTAAATCTATCAGAAGCAGAAGGGAATGTCGTGTTGAAACTGTCTAGTATAATACTATCTTTATCAAAAGCTTGAGTAATTAAAGCAGTAGTTTCGCCTTCGGTCTCAGGATATTCTAAAGATAGCTTATATTTACCATCGCTGTCCCAAGTAAGTTCTGCGTAGTTCATTGAAGTCATAATCGCTTCAATATTGTCTCTAATAGGTTTTTCGGTATCTAATGCTACGTTACATTCATACAAAGGTATATTTCTAGTTGGTAAAGTAACCGGAACATATTGTCCTGTAGGGTTATCTTTGTCACCACCAGTTTTAGACCAACTGTAATAGTTTCCTGTAGCATCGTCTTTTAGATACATGTCTTCAAAACCCCAAGTATCCGGGTTAGGGAATTGTGCATATGTAGGATAATTAGAATAGGGCTTGGCACTATTGACGTGTCCAGCAATATCCGCACCTATTAGGACTGTTTCTTCACAAACCTGTGCGGCGTTATAAAATGTTTCTAAATTAATTTCCGTGTCATCCAAACCTTTTCCGTAAGTAGAGTTAGTCAAGTAGTCTAACAATACGTAGGCGGGGTTGTTTGAATATTCTCTAGTTGTGTTTACTGTGTACGTTCCACTAGTGTTAGTAATCTTTCTTATCTTCATACCTTCAACATAGAACTGAACGTTAGGCGCACCTGAGTAATTGTTCTCATCTCTATCAAGACGGAACACCTGTTCTGAATACGCTATGTTTGTAAACTTATCTAAGTTTGAATAACCATTAGCAGTAAGCATAGTAGACGCACCGCCGTTAGGGTGTACAACTATACGCTGTCCGTGTTGGTATTCTCTGTGATTCCAAGCCTTGCTGTTGACAGTTACGTGCACTGCACGGTTAATACCGCCTACACAGATAGCTTGTTTAGCATACATGAACTCATTCTTAGTTCCTGATACACTAGACCCCATACCATTAATAAAGCTATTAGTGTTAGCATCGGGCGCTCTGTGGTTATAGTTTGGACTTATCGTGTGGTCAAACTGAACACCACCCAGTAGTTGTTTTCCGTAAACAAGGGGCAACGCTATCGCATCACTTTGAACAGTGAATTGAGAACCCTTACGAGCCTCTGCCGCCGCTTGTTGTTTCTTCTTCATCTTCTTATGTTGGTCAACCTGAAATGCGGTTGATAAGATGAACATAGCTATTTGTACTTCTATACCCATTATGTTTTACCCCATTTAAGTTGTAAGCTGTAGCCATCATGTATTCTGTCGAAACAAGTATCACCTGTATCGTACTGGGCTATGCCGTATTTAGTTGTAAAGAATGGCTTAACTGCATCTAAGTCAGCCATAGGTGAAGAACACTCTATTGATAATATCTTTGTTTCAAAGTCGTTAGTTATGGAAGGCGCATCAACGTACCCGCTATAAACATAAACCAAATCATTCACACCTGTAAGTGGCCCAAGAGTGTCATGTACAAACCCTGCACGTATTTTAATTCCCTTACCAACTATCCCTGCACGAGCTTCTTGCATAAGCTGATTATTAGGGTCGATAAAGGCAATCTTATACGCATCTCTATCCACAACAGAGTTCTGTTTAGGAGGGTCATAGTTGAATATAGCCCCGTTAGCAGTGTATACGTAACCGTTTTCAACTATATCTTGGGAGTGTGTTGTCATGTAGTAGTTTGAGTTTAATTCTAAGTCTACTAAAAAGAAGTATTCTACATAGTCTTGCGATAAAGCTTGAGATACTGCTGTTGAAAATGTTCTCATCTTACAAAGCCTCTATTATTGTAGTAGTTCCCGGACTTGCGAGAATACCATCCTGATAAGTAATTCCCTTTGCATTATCTATGCTTGGGAAATAAGATATAAGAACTTCTGCTCCTAGTTTTATCTGAGCGGAATCCGGTACAGCAACTCTAAGGCTTGGGTATATTTCTATGTCTACTGTATCTGTGAGCAACATGGTGTCTAAGTTTATTGCAGTTTTAAGCAAGTATATTTTAGTGTGGTTAGCGAACTTTATAAAAGAACCTTTAGGTACGAAGCCAACACCCTCTAGTCTGTGGATAGTTATAGTAGTTGAACCAGCGGCAGTTATTCCATCAGAGAATAAAAGCGGACCGTTGTTAACTACGTAGTCACCGTCTGCTGTATAAGCATCATCAACTTCTTTTAATTGTGGCATTATCATAGTAGCAACATTAGCTTGACCGTCACAAGAAGCTAGTAGCAATTCTACTGCATTATCGTTTGTAGCTGTATCAAAAGATACTTCCCATCTCTGAGCATTCATAGCTGTTCTAATTTGTTTCAAAGAAACAGTGTCGCTAACGAAAATAGGTTGGTTGCTCTCTATAGTTAGCGGTGCTAATATAGGGCTACCCTTATAGTAATATGTACTCATTTTATGTTCCTAAATCGATTGGTCGAGCGTGTATTGTAAGATTAATCTCTTTAAATATCTGCTTTCGACGTGGCCTTACGCCTTTGTTACTTTCGTGAGTTGAGAACCAATAATTATTTTCCGCTATCATTGCGGTTGATTGACCCTGAATGGTCTCAAATGCTATATCACCAGTAGTTGGTTCTCTGTTTTCTACTAGCGCAAATCCCATAGCTATTGTGAAGGCTTCCAAAGACGCATAACCAAGGTTAGTTATTTCTGCCATGAATTCAACTTCATCGTTGTATGTGATATCTATATCTTTGCTTAACGAGGCATCTCCCCTTAAGGCTCTTTCGTATTCTAATAAGAAAGCAAAACAGTCATTATGACCTCGGATATATTCTCCGGCAAGTAATGCTCTCATGTTTATTATTCTTCGTGCCTTGTCTAAGGCTACTTCTTTTACTATTTCTTCCATACTCTCTGCTCCAAAGTGGCACGAGGACAGCCTCTAGCAACGTCTTGATAATAGTCCCCATCAAACGCTACCAGAGGCTCTCTCTGTGTGTTACATTTCTTCTTCTATAAATAGTCTTACTAGGTCAGCTACGATATCGCTTCTAACAATATCATCAACGCCGAATTCAATTACAGGTATATCTAAACCCGCACCATTAACTTTACGACAGAATGTCATAAGGTCTCGACCATCTTTTACATCGGATTGAGCAGGGTCTCCCATAAGCACTAGCTTAGAGTTCTCACCTAGACGGGTTGTAATCGCCTTTAGCTCATCCATACATAAGTTCTGTGCTTCATCTACAAGCACGAGAGCGTTCTCATATGAACGACCTCTTATTGTTTCGATAGGTTGTATTTCTATCTCACCTTTAGCAAGCATATACTCATACTTGCCCTGTCCAAAAGCTTTACTCAAAACTTCTAGCATTGGCATCAGCCAAGGTGTCATCTTCTCTTCTACAGTTCCCGGAAAGTGTCCAAGGGATTTTCCTGTAGGAACATTTGCTCTTGTAAGAACAATCTTCTTATATTTTCCCCACATAAATAACTGCCCTACCGTTCCTGCGCTACAGTACGTTTTTCCGGTACCTGCACAGCCTATAGTAACTGTTATTGGGTTATGTTTTATTGCATTAATCAAGTCATCTTGTTTTTCATTCTTTGGTAAGACATGAAAATTAGTATTAAATTTCTTATACTTATTCGGATTTCTCCGTTCATCCTCTTCTCTCATGTATTTAGGCATACGTGAATCTTTTTTAGTTGCAAAGCGAGAATTCTTTTTTGACATGAATAGTCCTTATGTTTGAGTAAAGTGTAGCCACCCCGAAGGGTGACTGTTGTTAGTTTTGATTAGTAGTAGATACGAATGTTTCCTGCTCCGCCAGAACCCGGTGTAGTTGGTCCACCACCAGAGCCTCCGCCCGGAACTGAGCCGTTTGTGCCTGTTGAGTTAGACGCACCACTACCGTTACCGGCATACTCGGAGTGACCCCCAAAAGTTTGCTGACCACGATGACTTGTACCGTCGTTCCAGTAACCAGCACCACCACCTCCGCCATAAATACTGGAGTGCGCTCCTAAAGTACTCGTAGCGATTGCGGCACCGTCTCCACCATTAGACTTTGTGCCTGTTATTGCACCAGAAAAGCCACCGACTGTTTCTAATCCATAGTATCCATCAGGGCCAGTAACGGCAGATGAACCAGAGCCACCAGCACCGCCCGGAGCAGTTAGAGTGCCTTCTGTAACAACCATTGAAGTATCGCCACCGGCACCTCCGTTAGAAGAACCACCTGCCCCAATAGTCATAACAACTGTTGCGGGTATGTCAGAACCTTTAACGCTCAAGATTACCCCTGCGCCACCGGCACCTCCACTAGCATTAGCGTGAACTGAAGCGCCTTTCTTGCCGCCTCCGCCGCCACCAACAAGGTAGAATGTTACCCAATCATCATCTCCAATAGAACCCGGTTTGGTCCAAGTTTGCGATGAAGATATTGTTGTAGTAGGAGACGCAATAACGATTGTAGGCGCACCTCCCCCACCAGCAGGGTCTGCCCATACTGCTGTACCAGAAGATGAATACGTAAGTATTTGGTCTGTCGCACCACCAGTAGGTATGTGATTGTTACCCGCACCTGTGGGGTGTGTGTAATTGTTGGCCGCTGTTTCTATTCCAAACAACTTAAGAGACTCGTCATCAGTAAATACATTGCTGTCTGTTGCGGCCTCTACTGCCGCCCGAATTTCAGCATCAGTTTGGTCTGCAGTAGCTCCCGATTCGATGCCGTCTAGTTTAGTGTCATTTTCTTGTAATGAAATTTGAGTCATTTAGTTTTCCTCCTAAGTTTTCATAATGTAAGCTAAGGCCATGTACGAAGGTCTGTTATCAAAACCAGTAGTTGAACCTGTAGAGCTTGTTGTACCCGATAGGGTGTGTGTGTGTGAACCATTACTATCTATTGTCAAGGTGTGAGTGTGTGCTCCTGCAGAAGACGTATCTGTACTAGATGTTCTTGCCCAACCTGATTGGTTTCCTTGGTTACCACCACTTTGTGGGTAAGCCACACCACCCAAATCAGTAATACTGTGCGTGTGTGCTCCTGCACTTGCTGTAGAACCTGTGTGGTTGTGGTTGCCTGAACTAGCTGTTGTCGCAGAAAAAGTGTGAGTGTGGCTTGGAATGTTAGCCGTACCTAATGTTCTAGTGTTAGCACCACCTGTAGTTGTTTCGTTTGATGCACCCGCTCCCATAACAAATCTGTCAGTAAGGTTTGGTGTGCTATTGTTTCCGTCACACAAAACCCAACCACTAGGTATTGCAGAAGTTTGGCCAGACCACATAACAATAGCCCCGGAAGGTACGCCTTCAACACCTGTTAAACTAGAGCCATCAATAGCTGGCAATGCGCCTGACAGGTTGGCAGAACTAAGTGTAGAACTAGAAGTCAAGTACCCTGAACCGTTAGTTAACTGGTTATTGTTGGTTATGTAGTTGGCATTGTCATCAACTGTGTCAAGCTTAGTGTCTATAGCCTGTACTGAAATTTCAGTCATTTAATTTCTCCTTTAATTAATTTATTAATCATACCCTCATAATTTATTTTATGAAAGTTAGTCAATCGAGTAAGTCTCTTAGGACTCTTCTCGTGTGGGTCAACATGATAAAAGTTAACCTTTTTGTTTTCTTTTATAATTGTTTCAAACTGTATTTGCCAGCCAGTGCTGTCTGGTGCTATAAAGCTTTCTGGAGTATAATATAACTCTCCAGAGTATACGTTATTTACCTTGCCATCTATGCCAAAGAAATCCATACCTACTAAAAATATATTGTCTGATTTAAACTTATCAATAGCAACTTTAGTACCTGTTGCTCCTGACGAGTAATTGTTTTTAGCTTTATAATGGCACCTAAAGTTAGGATACATTTTTAATATATAATTAGTGATATCTTCGTCAGAGGTTATTAGAACGTCTGGCTCGAATTCGTGCTTAAAGAACCAGTTACACGCTATTATATTAGCGTTATGTATAGCCTTTAAGTCTTTGTCTTTACGGGATTTACCGTTACCTATTACAACTGAGTTTAACAAAGGTTTCCTCCAGTTCTATAATAATTTCTTCAGGGAAGCTATGGCTTTCAAACCAAGCTCTATCCCAGATATGTTTAGTTTCCGTATCGTTGTGCATAACAATAGGGATTTGTTGTTTGTAGTATAGAGCACACGCTATTCTGTGCGCACCACTATTTATTCTTTTTATAGAATTACAGTGTATAGGGTAGTCCTGATTGTATCCGTGTGTTTTAAAGTTATTAATTAAACGGTCAAAACTATCAGTATAGTCTTTTACTGTATTCTTACGAGGCTGATTAATGATATGCATATCAGTAGGCTCTAGGCCTCTAGTCTGTTTAAATATGTGTTCTTCGTATATACTTTTATAATGCCTATGATTAGAGCCTTCAGACTTAGACTTCACATATAAGTATTTACACATGAAGTCTAGTCTGTCAGCATCTAAAAAGTATTTAGGGTCTACGACCTTAAACATTTACTAATATTTTGTTATACTCGAAATTAGTTGTTAAATTTAGACCTATGCCGTTTTGAACATAGTCAGAACCTAAAGGGTTTTCACCCAAGTCATGGGGGTAATCTTCCCCTTCTACTATTACTATTTCAGGCACCACAAAACCTCTATCATTTGTTTGGTCACGCACAGTCATAGTCTCGCACATAACATGAGAGATAGCCTCAAGCCTTTTCTTTAAGTTTAACTCAATCAAGGATTTAACTTTCTGAGAATTGTTGCAAAACACTTGTTGCCCACCCCCTGCCCAAACTGAGTAAACAAGATAGTTAGAATTAGGCAAGTTAGACAACTGCTCGTGATTTAATGTTCCAGAAAGCGTAGTATAGCTTCCGTCTTCATTTACCTTTACTAGTTTAGCTTTAACTAATTTACTGAAGTCTTCTTTAACTTCTGCTATTTGCCCTAACACTACGGCTTCTGCTTCTTCATAAGTTTCGTAGTCTTGTTCTCCGGTGTTAGCAAAATAAGTTAATACTGTTTCTTCTTCAAATATTTCTGACATGTTATTACCATTTACCTTCTGGACACGACTGCCCTAAAAGTTTAGTTTTAAAAGGCATGAAGCATCCGCATTTAGTGCAAGTTCTAAGTTTATAGAACGGACACGCTTTACAAATTGCAAGTCTTTCTTGCGCTGTTTCTTTGTTTGCTAATTTCATTATACACTCCCGTACACTGTTCCGTTGTTAGTATAGGTATAAGATTGACCTGTAGCAATAGCTTCACCAGCGGCACCGCCACTGTTACCACCCGCTACACCCCAACCACCGCCGTAGTTAGAACCTGAACCGTTTACGTTAGATGATGCGTCTAATACAGAACCACCAGTTGCACCGGCTTTGTTTACACAACCACTTAAGTTTACACCACCACAACCACCGCCATAGAATGAACCACATGATAAACAGCTACCGCCGCCACATGCTTGCCCAGAGACACCTTGTCCACCTTGAGGGCCACCAACACCGTTACCTGAATAGCCGAAGGTCGCACAACAACCACTGGCAGAACCGTTTGTTCGGTTTAAACCACCGTAGCACAGATAACCTGTACCCGAACTTGTGCTTGCACTTGCTGAGTTAAGCGTTGATTGTCCAGCACCGCCACCGGCACCTGTACCGCCACCGCCGCCACCTGCTCCGGCAATAAATGCACCAGAGTTGTTTTGGATAGTAACGCCGGAAACCGTAATACTTACAGCATCACCGCCGTCAGTGTCTTGGCCACCCGCTCGACCTGCTATTTTACCATTGTTTATGAGGGTTGAACCTGCTACGTCTATTGTTAAAGCCGCAGTACTTCTTGTGTTTGAATGCACATAAGCACTTGAGGATACCGTCATTATAACCGGAACCGTACCGTCCCATCCCGCCGCAGTAGCTAATGTGCTCATACTTGTAGGGGTATCGCTAGTGCCTGAGTATGTAAATGGAAATGCACTTTGTGCACCGTACCACTCGTTCATTGCCATCTGAGTGCCAGAAGCCTTATCAATAAGGCCCCTGACATCTTCATCATTTAAAGCAGTTTGTCCAGTGATATCTAATTCGGTCATTATATCGCTTATTCTGATTTGACCACTACTAGTTACTGGCATAGCTTACCCTTTCAATGTTTCAATTTCAGCTTTCAGTTCTTTGATTGCTTCAATTAATAAACCTGTTAATTGGTCATACTGAACAGTCTTGTACATAGTTTCGTCTTCATCACCCATTTTAAGAGGTAACTTGTTTTCAACTATTGCACTAGGCAGTACCTTTTCAACTTCTTGAGCGATAACACCAGCAGACTTCTTGCCATCTGCTAAGTATTCAAATGTATAACCACCAAGTTGTGATACTTTGTCTAAAGCTCCATCAATCTTAACGATGTCTTTCTTAAGACGCTCATCTGAGATTGTTGTAGAGAAAGCAACAACGTTACCATCAACGTGTAAGTCACCATCGTTTTCAAGACGCATATCTGTGTTGCCATCTAGAACGAAGTTGATTTGAGTTGTTTCAACACCGATGTAATCGTTAGTATCACGACCCATGTAAAACAAATCACCACGAGCATCTGACTCTAAGCTAAATGTTGTACCTGATAAATCAAGTCCAGAACCAGCACTGTAAGTTGTGTTAGTGAAAGATGTAATGTATCCTGCACCGTTAGTTATTTGGTTGTTGTTAGTGATGTAGTTAGCATTTGTTGCACCCGTATAGCCTAAGTTAGCTAATGTTAAATCACGAGTAGCTACTGTAGCATTTGCATCTGTTACGTGACCGTTAGTGTCTGTTGTGATGTTAAAATCTAAGTCAGATATAACTGTAGCACCTGTTAAAGCGCCTGTGTCTACAGAAGCGTCATCACCCGGATGTGTTGGGTGTGAGTAAGCGTCAGAAGCGTTAGCTAATTCAACCCAGTTACCACCATGAGCAAAGTAACCTTTACCTGTAGCGTGTACGTGAGCAAACATACCGTGATATGTTGTAGCACTTGGCAAGTCACCAGTTGTTGCATACATGTTAGCAAACAAACCTTTGTTACCACCACCATCAATATCACCAGTCATTGTTCCACCAGCTTTTGGTAACTTAGTACCTAGAGCAGTAGTTAATGTAGTGTTATAGTTTGCATCATCATTGATAGCCGCCGCTAGTTCGTTAAGGTCGTTTAATGTACCCGGAGCGCCACCGATAAGTGTTTCGATTTTGTCTGTAACGAAAGCTGTTGTAGCAATCTTAGTAGAGTCATCTGTTTCAGCTTGTGTTGTTGCTGTGTCTAAACGAGCCGCCGCTATTGTACCTGTTAGGTTAGCCGCTGGAAGTTCAATTCCAAGACCTTCAATGTCAGCTTTAGTTTGGTCTGCAGTAGCATTTGCTTCAATAGCGTTTAACTTGTCGTGAGCGTTGTCATCAAAAACATTAGTGTCTGATTCAGCTTCATATAGAGCTTTTATTTCTGCACCTGTTTGGTCAGCTGTAGCACTCGCTTCGATAGCATCTAATTTGTCTTTAAGAACTGTTGTAAAGTCGTTTGCTGTAGCCACATAGTTAGCATCTGATACTACATTAGCATCGTAAGCTAAAACATTAACACCAATGTCAGCGTCTTTAAGGATGGTAGTATCTGCTGGCTCATAGTCCGTTGAGTCAAATGCTTTAACGTCAGCTAAGTTAGTAACTTCAGAATCCATTAAGGCTCCTGCCGCAGTTACGTTAACGGTGTCTGTTACATCAGCTAAAGCTTCGATGCCGTCTAACTTAGTGTGGTCAGCTGTAGTAAAGTTTTCATCTGTCTTTACGTAAGTAGCGTCTGAAACGATATTCGCATCGTAAGATTGTACGTTAACACCTATGTCCGCATTTTTTAAGATTGTTGCGTCAGCTGTCTCATAATTACCTAAGTCACTGATTTGTGATTCAGTTATAGTTAGAGCCGCCTCGTGAGCAGTCACTTCTGCTTCAGTTACAGCATCACCCGCCGCCGCTTGAGCAACTAAAGCCGCCCAATCTGTTCCGTTAATTGTTGTTATGTTTTCGATATTACGTGAGTCATTTATAACTGTAGTACCTGTTACTTTAATTGCCATCGTCGAATTCCTTTTCTATTAGCATTAAATTGTTGCGTTTGTGTCTAAGCTTGCTACAGTCTTTAAGTCGCCTGTAGATGTTATTTCTATTACGGGTGTTCCACTAAAGTAGAAGTAGTAACTAGAAGCGGTATTCCCCGATATTGTTGCGTTACCTTCGAAATCTCCGGGAACTATCAAGTCACCATCTTCATCTACTGTAATCATGTTTGTTTGTCCATATTGGAAAAAGAAGTCAGTTGTCGAATGGTGATAAGACCATTCAGTATTCCCTTGAACCACTGAGTTAATAGGTGTGCTAGGTACAGTGCCACCTTGGTATAAATCACCACTTATGTTTATTCCACCATCTGAGCTAAAGGTCATAGCGGTAACAGCACCATACTTAAATAGTATAGAGCCGCTTGATTCTACTATTGACCATTCTGCAGTACCCGGTTCTCCAAGTGTCCAAGAGCCAAACGAAGTTATTTCGCTGTCTATTACATTAGGAGCCATTTCTACAACGGTTCCGTCTGTCTGTTTTGAGTATATCTTTCGGTCTAAAAGGTTAAGCGCGAGTTCCCCAACTTCTAAGTCAGTTGATAAAGGTATTTTCTCCGCTACCGAAGATTTCTTATGAATAATTTTAGTTGCCATTGGGCTTCTTTCCTATGTGTGAGGAGGAGGTGACTATAGAGCCACCCCCAAATCTATTGTACGGGCTTAGTATGAACCGCCGTCTAGAATTACGTTTTGTAACTCTTCGTCGTTTAAGTCCCATTTGTCGTCTGTTTCATTCCAAACGAAAGATACGTTAGCGTCTGTTCCACGTTCAACTTCAAATCCACCGTTTTGGGAAGCCGCACCAGTTTCATCTGAGTTTAACACGATGATAGAATCACCGATAGCTACTGTATTGGAATTAACTGTTGTTGTTGTACCGTTAACTGTTAAGTCACCAGCGATTACAACTGTACCAGTGTTATCACCAAGTCCTGCAGGGTCGATAGTGATTGTTGAGCCACCTTCGATTAAGTCTGTAGTTACTTTGTTGAATGTTACGTCTGATGTTGTTTCGACTTCTTGACCGATAGAAACTACACCGCCAGCTACAGCTACACCAGTACCCGCAGTAATGTGAGCTTGTACTTCAGCCGCACTTGGGCCTGTGTATGTATAAACACCGTTAGCGTAAGTTAAAGAACCGTCGCCACCAGCATCTACTACTGACATAATTGCTTCAACATCTGTCTCAAAGTTAGAGTTTACAAATGCTGTGCCGTTCCATGTCAGGTGGTCGCCAGAAGCGATTGATGTTAGTGTAACATCTTCTAGAGCGTCTACAGTTTGGTAGCCTGCCGCTTCGAAGTTAGAGCCATCGTATGCTTTAAGTTGGTTAGAACCCGTGTCATACCAGATGTCACCTTCAACAGGGTTAGCTGGTGCTACTGAGTCAACATATGCTCCAGTAATTTCAACAATGTTATTGCCGTTATTCTTTGTGTAGATTTTCTGGTCTACGAGATTGATTGCCAATTCACCTTGGTCTAAATCAGCGATTAACGGGGATGCTCCACCAGTAACCGACTTTTTGAGTAATATTTTAGTTGCCATTAAAAGCTACCTCCGATAATATATGTTGTTTCTTTTTCAATGCGATTAGTCGCTTGGTATTTCTGTGCTGTGTTGTCATACACTAAGACTGCACCATCTTCTTTGTTGGTGTTATCTATATCAAGAACTTTAGATGTTGTTAGTTGATGGTTCTTCCATTCGTCTGCAACGTCGTCATAAATTACTACATCGCCCTCTGAAGGGGTTGTAATAGATACGTCG